GGTAGCACCCCCTAGCCAGCGCAATGACGCTGGTTGAAAGGCTGCGAAAACAAGCCATTGGCGAATTATGTGGGCGTTCTTCCGGCCTGAGGACGCTGGTCCGCTATGGTTTGGGCATGACGGGAAATCGGGATGACGAAGAGGGCGGCTGCGGCGGCGCGCGCGAGACGGCTGCGTCCTGCGCCGGGTGGATGGAGCCCCTGTTCCTGATGATGAAGGGCAAGATCGAAGAGACGGCCAAGAGCGTCTGCGAGACGGACGTCAAGGACGCCGCCGTCGCCGAGAAGGTCGCGCGCCAGATCGGGGTGATCGCGCGGTCGGCCAAGGCGGTCGAGGCGATGCGACTGCTGTGCCTGAGCGACAACGAAGAGGACGAGATGGGTGGACGAACCTACGACCCCGCAGACGACGAGCGAATCCGACGAGAGTTGCTCGTCGAATACGAGCGAATCGACAGCATCATCGAGAGAAAGGATGCTGAAGCAGCTGAACGGGCGCGAGCTAAGGCTGAAGCGCAATCATGCGCGGCTGCTGGAGCACCAACACAAGCCGCGTGACCTCGACCTGCGGACCTGGCTTCTGTTGGGGGGACGGGGGTCGGGCAAGACCTTCGCCGGGTCGGTCTGGATCGACAAGATGGCGCGAAAACTGCCAGGCATCACCCTGGCCCTGGTCGGCCCCGCCCTGCACGACGTGCGCGAGGTGATGGTGGAGGGGGCGTCGGGGATCAAGGCGTTGGCTGAGCCGGGCGACCGGCCGCGTTGGGAGGCGGGGCGGCGTCGGCTGGTGTGGAAAAATCAGTCGGCGGCCTATGCGTTTTCGGCCGAGGATCCCGACAGTCTGAGGGGGCCGCAGTTTCATGGGGCCTGGGCGGACGAGTTCTGCGCCTGGCGACGGCCGGAGATGGTGCTGTCGAACCTGAGGTTCGGACTGCGGCTGGGGGCCTCGCCGCTGCTGGCGGTGACGACGACGCCCCGGCCGATCCCGGCGCTGAGGCGGTTGATGGCCGAGACCGGGACGGTGACGGAACGGGCGGCGACGGCGCTGAACGCGCAGAACCTGTCGCCCGGCTTTCTGGCGCATCTGAACGACGTCTATGGCGGGACGCGGCTGGCGGCGCAGGAGCTGGAAGGCGTGGTGGTCGAGGGCGAGGGCGCCCTGTTCCGCATCGCGGATCTGAAAAGGGCCAGGGGCGCGCGGCGGGTCGAACTGGACCGGATCGTCGTGGCGGTCGATCCGCCGGCGACCGCGACCGGAGACGCCTGCGGCATCGTGGTCGTGGGGCGAAAAGGTCGCCAGGCCTTCGTACTGGCCGACCGGACGGTGCAGGGGCGCTCGCCGCAGAGCTGGGGCGGGGCGGTCAGCGCGGCCGCGCACGAATTCGGCGCGCACGAGGTGGTCGCCGAGAGCAATCAGGGCGGCGACATGGTGCGGTCGATTCTGGCCATCAGCGCGTGTCCTTGCCGGATCGAGATGGTCCACGCCTCGCGGTCCAAGGCGGCGCGGGCCGAGCCGGTGGCCCTGCTCTATGAACAGGGGCGGGTGGTCCACTGCGACGCCTTCCCGGCGCTGGAGGAAGAGATGCTGGCGCTGGGCAGCGAGGGCGGACCCAGCCCGGATCGGGCCGACGCCCTGGTGTGGGCGATCACGCGGCTGATGCTGGGGCCGCAGTCGGCGGGACCGCGGTTGCGGGGGCTTTAGAGCCTCGAGATTTCAACGACAGGAGAGACGATATGCCGGCCATTCCCGAGCGGGACGGATTGCTGAACCATGGGCGCGACGCGGGCGGGCCGGCGAGGCGCGCGGCGGCGGTCACGCCCAGCGATGCGGCCGATCTGACGACCTACGCCAAGGCGCTGTATGTCGGTGGGGCGGGCAATGTCCGTGTGCTGACGGTCGGGAGCGAGGATGGGGACGCCGTGACCTTCGCCAACCATCCGGTGGGGTGGTTGCCGGTGCAGGTGCGCCGGGTGATGGCGACCGGGACGACGGCAACGCAGATCGTGGCGGCCTTCGACTGATGTCGGGTGTCGAGATCGGAGCGGCGACGGCGGCGCCGGGCGGGGTGCTGGCCGGTGTCTTGGGTGGGGCGCGGTTCGCCGTGCCCGATATGCCCGTCTGGTCGGCGGCGGTCAGGACCATGCAGGCGGGCGGTCGCGAGGCGCGGCTGCTGTGCATCGGCGACAGCGTGACCCAAGGCTATGGCGCGGTCTCCGGCGGCTGGACGCCGAACGGTCGGGCGGGCGCCTGGCCCGAACGGCTGGCGGCGATGATGAGCGGGCGGGGCCTGCCGGCCTCGGCGACGTCGGTGGCTGGAGCGGGGGCGGCGGATGGGGCCAGCGGGGGTTATTCCGCCTATGACCCGCGCGTGACCCTGGGGGCCGGCTGGGGCGTCAACGCCCTGACCGGGATGGGCGGCAAGCTGTTTTCGGGCGCGGCGTCGTCGACGGGCGTGTGGAGCTTTCAACCGGACCGGCCGGTGGATCGGTTCGATCTGTGGGCCGTAACCAATACGGCGCTGGGGGTGCTGACGATCGAGACGGACGGCGCAGTGCGGGCGACGGTGAACACCACCAAGGCGGCGGCGATGGAGGTTGCGACCGTGGCCTTTCCCGAGACCGCCGGACCGGTGAGCGTGCGCTGGGCCTCGGGCGGGGCGGTGTTCATCGCGGGCGGGGTCGCGTGGCGGTCGGACGTGAAGCGGGCGCGGGTGATCAACGCCGGATGGGGCGGAGCCCGGATCGCGGACTGGATCACGACGGACCAGCCGTACCGGGCCTATGGGTCGATCCCGGCGGCGGCGCCTGATCTGTCGGTCGTGTGTCTGACGATCAACGACTGGAACGCGGGGACGGCGGTCGCGACCTACAAGGCCGGGCTGGGGACGCTGGTGGATCGGTGCCTGACGACGGGGGACGTGCTGCTGATGACGGGATGTCCGTCGGATCCGGCCCAGGGCAAGGCGAGTTATGCCGCGCAAGCCGCGTTGCGGGACGCGGTGTTCGAGGTAGCGGCGGCGCGAGGGTTGGCGGCGCCCATCGATGGGACGGCCCTGTTCGGCGGCAGCTTCGCCGGCGGTCTGATGTTCGATTCCGTTCATCCCAATGCGGCGGGCCAGGCGCGGATCGCCGAGGCGGTGCGGGCGCGTGTGATGATCTGAGGTTGTCGCTCGCGCTCGCGCGGTGGTAACCGTGGCGGATGGGGGAGCGGTTCTACGGGGTGCAGGCGCTGCGGTTCGCGGCGGCGACGGCGGTGGTCGTCACACACGCCGTGGATCTGGCCGGGACGCGGCTGGAGCTGGAGACGGTGCTGGCCGGTGGGACGCTGGAGAATTTCGGCGCCGTGGGCGTGGACGTGTTCTTCGTCATCAGCGGCTTCATCATCGCCACGACGACGCGGGGGCAGGCGGGCGTCGAGGCGGCCGGGGCCTTCCTGTGGCGGCGGTTTCGGCGGGTGGCGCCGATCTACTGGCTGCTGTCGCTGCCGATCCTGATCGGGATGGCGCGGGGCGGGACGCTGAGCCCGGAGGTGGCGGCGGCCACGTTCCTGTTCTGGCCGTTCAGCGGGCTAGAGATGACGTTTCCGGCGCTGGGGCCGGGGTGGACCCTGTGTTTCGAAATGCTGTTCTACGCCGGGTTCGGCTTGGCCATAGCGGGCAGGGCGATGGCGGGCGGCCGGCGGGTCGGCTGGGGGCTGGTCGGGGCCTATGCAGTGATGCTGGCGGTCGGATTGGTCGTGGCGGCGCCGGTGCTGAGGTTCTGGGGCGCGCCGATCATTCTGGAGTTTCTGCTGGGCGTCGGGATCGCGTCGGTGTGGCGGTTCGCGCCGCGTGGGTTGGCGCTGTGGGCGGTCGGGCTGGCGGTGGTCGGGTTCGGGCTGGGCCTGGTGGTCGGCTATGGCGGCATCGACGATGTGCGGGCGCTGAACGATCCTTGGAACGGGTTGAGGCGGGCAGCGGTCTGGGGGCTGCCCAGCGCGCTGCTGGTGTTCGGCGTGGTGCGGATGGAGCGGACGGACGCGGCGCCGGGGCGGTCGGGGCGAGCGGCGGCCTTCATGGGGGATGCGTCCTATTCGATCTATCTGGTCCATGTGCTGGTCATCCGGGCCTTGGGGCGAATGTTTGAGAGCGGGATGGTCGCCCTGCCGGGGGATGCGGTGGTGGGGCTGACTGTGCTCGCCAGTCTGGCGGCGGGGGCGGTTGTGCATCTGTGGGTGGAGCGGCCGCTGCTGAAATTTATGAGCCCCTCTCCCGCTGGGAGAGGGCTTGAGCGTCCGAGAGCGTAGCGATCGGTCAACGCGAAAGGGTGAGGGTCGCGCTCGTGCGGACTGGCACGCCGGCCGACCCTCATCCGGCTCTTCGAGCCACCTTCTCCCACTGGGAGAAGGGACAAGAAATCTGAGGAGATTGCGATGGTTTCGATCCGGTGGCCGTTCGGCCAGGCGGGGCGCGTGGGCGCGCCTGAGGGTAAGGAGAGCCGGGCGGTCGGGGTGATCGCCTTGTCGGGGGTGGGGCGGCCGCGGTGGACGCCCAACGACTACGCCAGCCTGGCGCGCGAGGGGTATCAGAAGAATGCGGTGGCCTATCGCTGCATCCGCATGATCGCCGAGGCGGCGGCGGCTGCGCCCTTCGCGGTGTTTGTGGACGGGGCGCGCGACGATGCGCATCCGCTGGCGAAACTGATGCGTCGGCCCAATCCAGAGCAGTCGGGGGCGGAGCTGATGGAGGCGGTCTATGGGGCGGTGCAGGTGTCGGGCAACGCCTATGTCGAGGCGACCGGCGATGCGGACGGAGACGGGGCGCCGGACGAACTGTGGGCGCTGCGGTCGGATCGGGTGAAGGTGGTTCCGGGCCGGTCAGGCTGGCCCGAGGCCTGGGATTATTCCGTAGACGGACGGTCGGTGCGGATCGGGCGGGCGGCGGACGGCTGGGCGCCGGTGATGCACCTGAAGCTGTGGCACCCGCTGGACGATTGGTACGGGCTGTCGCCGCTGGAGGCGGCGGCGCAGGGGGTGGATGCGCACAATGCGGCCGGCGCCTGGAACAAGGCCCTGCTGGACAATGCGGCGCGGCCGTCGGGGGCGCTGGTCTATGGGGCGAGGAACGGCGAGCGGCTGACGGACGGACAATTCGAGGCGCTGAAGGATCAGCTATCGACCGTCTATGCCGGGGCGACCAACGCCGGGCGGCCGATCCTGCTGGAGGGCGGAATGGACTGGAAGCCGCTGAGCCTGACGCCGGCGGAGATGGATTTCACCGCCGGCAAACATGCGGCGGCGCGCGAGATCGCCCTGGCGTTCGGGGTGCCGCCGCAGCTGCTGGGGATACCGGGCGATGCGACCTACGCCAACTATCGCGAGGCCAACGCAGCCTTCTGGCGACAGACGGTGATTCCGCTGGTGCGGAAGGCGGCGGGGGCGATGACGGGCTGGCTGGGCGAGCGGTTCGCGGGGTGCGAAATCCGGGCGGACCTGGATGCGGTCTCGGCGCTGCAGCCCGAGCGGGACGCCCTGTGGGCGCGGCTGGAGGCGGCGAGCTTCCTGACCGACGAAGAGCGTCGGCGGATGGCCGGGTTGGGGGCATGACCGAACATCATATCCGGCGCGTGCCGACGGCGCTGCTGATCGCCGTCGTGGTACAGACGGTGGGCGGCCTGGTCTGGGCCGGGGGCGCCGCGGCGCGGATCGCGACGCTGGAGCAGCGGGTCGGGGAGCAGAGGCTGGTCGCCGAACGGCTGGCGCGGCTGGAGGTTCAGGGCGAGGCGATGGCGGCGGCCGTGGAGCGGATCGAGCGGCGGTTGGAGGGTAAATGAGTGGCGCGCGCAGTTTTCTCCCTCCCCGCTCCGGGGAGGGTGGTCGCGGAGCGACCGGGTGGGGGCGGCCAGGCAAGGCCGCACCGCTGGAAACGAAGGAGGTCGGCGGGACGTCGCCTGGCCGCCCCCACCCGGTCTCGCCTGACGGCTCGACCACCCTCCCCCGCAGGGGGAGGGAGAGGTCCGACGCGCTGGTCATCGAAGGCTACGCCTCGCTGTGGGGCGTGGCGGATCTGAACGGGGACGTAGTGCAGGCAGGGGCCTTTGCGGACAGTCTGGCCAAGACGGGGGCTGAGGGGGTGCGAATGCTGAACCAACACGATGCGCGCGCGCCGGTCGGGGTCTGGGAGCAGATCGTCGAGGATGCGCGCGGCCTGTTCGTGCGCGGCCGGATCGAGGACTGGTCGGCCGAGGCGCGGTTCGCCGGGGCGTTGAGCCGAGCCGGGGCGCTGGATGGTCTGTCGATCGGATACCGCACGGCGCGGGCCCGGCGTCAGGGGCGGCTGCGGGTGCTGAGCGGGGTCGAGTTATGGGAGGTGTCGCTGGTGACGTTTCCGATGCTGCCGGGGGCGCGGTTCAGTTTGGCGTGAGCAAGTGGTGGCGTCCTATCCATTGAGGTCGTTAGTCGGGCGCTGGAAACGAAAGACGGAAGCGAATACGGCCCTCAGTCGGCACGCCGTCGACTGCTCCGGGAGCTATCAAAACCCAGCGCGATAGAGCTTGAGCCGCAGCGCCAAAACCCTGACCTTCAGGAAATTCCGAAAGCACTTGGCAGTTAGTGACGCGCTGGTCGATACCCGCAAGGCAATCAAGATCAGCATGACCTGCTACGAATGGTCCACCCTGCGTTCGGGGATGATAGGTCGCTACGAGATCATAGATGGGTAGGCTTGCTACGGACGGTAACGTGGTTACACCTCGACTACCCGGCGGCACGCCTATTTCGAGGCGCGGACTTTCCGCCGCACAGCCAGCAGTGGCAGTGAAGACCATTGACAATGAAACAACAGCTTCATGCCGCATAATAGTACTCTCCAGACTGTCCGCAACCAGCCTTAGCTATTGTTCCTGACCAATCTACTATTTGCGGCGCGGTGCGAAAACGGCCGACGTTCGACGCTGCCAACTGCGCGGTTTAGTTCGGTTTGAGAGCATGGAACGCGCCGTTGCGGTCGAGGGTTTCGGTAAGGGCGGCCATCTGGGCGCGGCCCTTCTTGCCGTGGAGATAGCGCAAGGCCCAGCCGGCGAGCACCAGGCCGAAGATCCAGCCGACGTGCAGCACCAGGTGGGCGAACAGGATGAAGACGGCCGCCAGCGCATAGGCGCCAAGATAGACCAGGGCCATCTGGCCGCCGCGCGAGGCCGTGGGATTCGACAGGCCGGCGATGATCTCGGCCAGGCCCGGCGAGGCGGCGGCGGACGGCAGGGCGTGATCGGAGGGCTTGGATGCCGGTTGGGGCGCGGGTTTGGGTTGCTTTTGCGGCGTGGCCTGGGCGGCGGGTGCAGCGGCCGGTCGGGCGGGTTTTGGCCTGGGCGGGATCGGATCTGGCGCGCGCCGGGCGGGACGGAACAGGATCGAGCGGCCGGCTTCGTCGACGGTGAAGACCTCTTCGAAGGCGGCGGTCGAGAAGTCGATGGCGCGGGTGTCCTGGCCATAGCTCTGGCCATGCAGGGCTGTCAGCCGGCCCTGGCGCAGCTCGATCTGGAAGCCCACGGGGTCGGGCAGGCCGGCGACCATGGCATGGACCGTGCCGAACAGGCCGGTGGCGTCCGGGTTGGCGATCGCGCGGTCCGCATCGACGACGATCTGGGAATAGAGGCCGGCGCCAGTGTTGCGACGCAGGCCCGGCGAACTGGCGGCGACCTGGGCGCGCAGGTCCGGGACGCTGTCGCCCATCTGCCAGATCATGGCGTCCATGACGGCGCTTTCGAGGGGCGTCAGGTGGGACATGGGGCGTCAGTCCGCCTGGGCGCCCACTGCCTTTTCCATCTCGGCCTTGAGCGCCTGCATTTCGGTGGTGATGGCTTGCATCTCGGCGGTGCATTGCTCCTGAGTGATCGTCGTCGCCCGTTCAGACGCCTTGCCCTTGTCATAGGCCGCCAGAAGGAAGGCCGAGGCCTCACGCTTCTGCGGGTCGGTTTCGTTCGCCAGCGCCACCCGCACCTGCGCGCCGACTTCGGGCGGGAATTGACGCTCGCAGGTTCCCAGCGTCTCGAACATTCGGGTCATGCCGCCAAAGACCTGGCTGACTTGCGCCGCCTGTTCGGGAGGCAGTTTGGAAACATCAGGTTGCGACTGAATCAGAAGCGCGCCGGAAAGGGCCAGAGCAAGCGTAAGCATGTGAAGCGATCCTTGAGAGAGCAGGATCGGTAGCACGGTTTCGCGGGCCTGCCAGCCGTTCAATCACAGGTTTCGGGCGCGGGCCCGGATCGTCGCGTCGTCTAGGGACGCATTCACCGGAGACACCATGAAAGAGACCAAACAGGCTTCGGGCCAGCCCGAGGCGCGCGATGTCGTGCGCGAGATGATGGCGGCGTTCGAGGCGTTCAAAGGGGCGAACGACACCCGGCTGGGCGAGATCGAGAAGAAGGCGGCGGCCGATGTGCTGCTGGAGGAGAAGGTGGCGCGCATCGACCAGGCGGTCGCCTCGGCCCAGGCGCGGCTGGACCGCGTGATGAGCCAGAGCCGTCGACCGGTGATTGGCGGCGAACCTGTGGAGCCCGCATCTGCGCCCGAGGCGAAGGCGGCGTGGGACGGCTATCTGAAGACGGGTCAGTCGGGCGGTCTGGAGGTCAAGGCGGGCCTGTCGGGCGGGGCGACCTCGGGCGGCTATGTCGTGCCCTATGAGACCGAGCGGGCCATCGAGCGGCGTCTGATGGCGGCCAGTCCGATGCGCGAGATCGCGACGGTCAGGACTGTGGCGACCGGCGTGTTCAGAAAGCCGGTGTCGACGGCGGGCGTGGCCTGCGGCTGGGTGGCGGAGACGGCCGCGCGGCCCGAGACGGACCCGGCGACCTTGGCCCTGCTGGAGTTTCCGTCGGCCGATCTCTACGCCAATCCGGCGGCGACGCAGGCGTTGCTGGACGACGCCATGGTCGATCTGGACGAATGGCTGGCGGCCGAGGTCGAGGACGCCTTTGCGGCGCAGGAAACTCAGGCCTTCATCAATGGCGACGGGGTGAACAAGCCCAAGGGTCTGCTGTCCTATCCGACCGTGGCGGATGCGGGTCAGGCCTGGGGTCAGATCGGCTATGTCCCCTCTGGCGCGGCGGGTGGCTTTGCGGCGACCAGTCCGGCGGATCGCCTGATCGACCTGATCTATGCGCCCAAGGCCCAGTACCGGCCGAACGGCCGGTTCGTGATGAACCGCAAGACGGTCTCGGCCGTGCGCAAGTTCAAGGACGCGGACGGCAACTACATCTGGCAGCCGGCGACGCGGCTGGGCGAGACGGCGAGCCTTTTGGGCTATCCGGTGACCGAGATCGAGACCATGCCGGACGTGGCGGCGAACAGTCTGTCGATCGCGTTCGGGGACTTCCAGCGGGGGTATCTGATCGTTGATCGGGCGGGGGTGCGGGTGCTGCGCGACCCCTATTCGGCCAAGCCCTATGTGCTGTTCTACACGACCAAGCGCGTCGGCGGCGGGGTGCAGAACTTTGACGCGATCAAGGTGATGAAGTTCGCCGCGACCTAGTCGCGCAGTGATGGCGACTTTCCCTCCCACTGCGGGGGAGGGTGGCTGAGGCGCAGCCGAAGTCGGGTGGGGACGGCCGGGCGATCGAAGTTAGGTCATCGACCAAGCGTGCGGCCTTGCCGGGCCGCCCCCACCCGGTCGCTGCGCGACCACCCTCCCCGGAGCGGGGAGGGAGAATTCCGAATCTGACAATGGAGATTGCCATGGCGCAGCCGGTGACGGTGGCGGAGGCGAAGCTGTTTCTGCGGGTCGAGCATGAGGTCGAGGACGGCTTGATCCAGACCCTGATCGCGGCGGCGCAGGCGAAGGTGGAGGGGGATGTGGGATTGAGCCTGACATCGACCTCGCCGGCGCCGTTGCGGCTGGCGATCCTGATGCTGGTGCTGCGGGCCTATGAGCGGGGCGAGGCGGTGGAGATCGAGCCGGTGGAGGGCTGGATCGCGCCATACCGCGTGGTGCGGTTGTGAGAACTCTAGCGGGGCTGTTCCAGCCGGTGGAGGCCGAGACGCCGTATGGCGGGCGCAGCGTGTCGTTCGAGGCGGTCGGGTCGGCCTGGCTGAAGTGCGGGGCGCGCCGGCGCCTGGAGCGCGGCGAGGGCGATCAGCGGCGCGCGGTCGAGACGATGGGCGCAGAGGCGCGGGCGGACGCCCGGCTGACGGTCAGGCGCGTGCTGCGGTTTGGCGGGGCGGACTGGCGGATCGTGGCGATGGAGGACGCGCGGCCGGGGCGGGCGAAGCTGGATCTGGAGCGGGTGCGATGAGGGATCATGAGAGCGCGCTGCAAAAGGCGGTGCTGGCGGCGCTGAAGGGTGATGCGGCGGTGCAGGCGTTGCTGGGCGGGCGGGTCTGGGACCATCCGCCGGAGGGCACCGACTTTCCGCATCTGGTGATCGGGCGATGCGAGAGCCGGCCGGTGGCGGCGGACGGGGGCGGGGTCGAGCAAAGGCTGACCCTGACGGGCGTGTCGCGGTTCGCGGGATCGGAAGAGGCCAAGGCGGTCGCGGCGGCGGTGCGGGCGTGTCTGCACGAGGCCGTGCTGGAGGCCGACGGGGTGCGGACGGCGACCCTGAGGGCGACATTCGCGGACGTGTTCCGCGCGGGCGACGGGCGGCGGACCTATGCGGTCGTGCGGCTGAGGGCGGTAACCGAGGAAGTGGGAGAAGACGGATGACGGCACAGGCCGGCAAGGACATCTTGCTGAAGATCGAGGGCGCGTCGGGCGTGTTTACGACGGTGGCGGGGTTGAGGGCGCGGACGATCTCGCTGAACGCCAAGACGGTGGATGCCACGGACGGCGACAGCGCCGGGCGGTGGCGCGAGCTGCTGGCCGGCGCGGGCGTGAAGTCGGCGGCGGTGTCGGGGCAGGGCATCTTTCGCGATGCGGCGTCGGACGCCCTGGTGCGCGAGGCCTTCTTCGATCAGGCGGCGAAACGGTGGCGGCTGATCGTGCCGGACTTCGGCGTGCTGGAGGGGCCGTTCCTGTTGGCGGCTCTGGAATACGCCGGCGAGCACGAGGGGGAGGCGACGTTCGCGCTGAGCCTGGCAAGCGCCGGGGCCATCGGATTCAGCGCGATATGAACGGCGCGCGGGGCGAGGCGGCGGTAATCCTGGGCGGCGCGCGGCGTCGGGCTTGTCTGACGCTGGGGGCGCTGGCGGAGATCGAGACGGGGCTGGGCGTAGATGGGATGGCGGCGGTCGCCGAGCGAATGAAGACGCTGTCGGCGCGGGATTTGATGATCGTGCTGGCGGCGGTGTTGCGCGGCGGTGGGGAGGTCGAGCCGGAGGTGGCGGCGGTTGATCCGCGCGAGGCGGCGGTCGCGGTGGCGCAGGCGTTCGCGGCCGCCGCACGATGACGCCCTGGGGCGAGATGTTGCGACTGGCGGCGACGATGGGCGTGGCGCCCGAGGCGTTCTGGCGGCTGTCGTTGAGGGAGTGGCGGATGTTGACGCAAGTCCCGCGTGGGACGGCGCCTTTAGGGCGCGACGGGCTGGCGCGATTGATGGAAGGTTGGCCGGATGGCGGATGAGTTCGGGCGGGACGGGATCGATCAGGTCGCGCTGAGAGCAGCGGAAGCCGGGGCGGCGCTGGAGGCGCTGAAGGCGCCGGCGCAGGAGGCGGCCGACGCCATCGAGGCGGCGTTCGGGCGGGCGGGCGACAGCCTGACGCGATCGCTGGCGCGGGCGGCGGCGGACGGGGAGGTGTCGCTGGCCGAACTGGCGCGGGCGGTGCTGAATGCGGTCAATGCGGCCGCGGGATCGCAGGGTGGCGGGCTGAGCGCGGCGATCCAGTCGGTGATGTCCAGCTTCGGCGGGGCGCGGGCGGACGGCGGGCCGGTGCTGGGCGGTGCCGCCTATCTGGTCGGCGAGCGCGGGCCGGAGGTGTTTCGACCGGCGACGGGCGGCGAGATCGGGCCCGTCGGCGGCGGGGGCGTGACGGTCAATGTGGCGGTGGACGGCGGGGCGGCGGCCCTGCTGCGGTCCGAGGCGCAGATCGCCCAGATGCTGGCGCGGGCCGTCAGCCTGGGCGCCAGGCGGATTTAA